ATAAATGATCTGACTATGCAGACAATATTATCATACTTTTTGGTAGTTTCATCTTGGAATGAACCAAGAGCATACTTCCATACCTTCCATATTTTAGCATACATTTTATTTTTTGCCAATATCTTTTCTGATATCGTCATGCAATCTTTCTGTTGGTGTTTTAAATTTTCCTTTCTCATAATCAAAATCAGGATGTGGTTCAGCAGGAACCCAAGGATTCTTAGATGAGTTTTTTATCACAATAAATTTATCTTTTGCAAAAGTTCCTGCAAGATTAACTTCTATATCATCACCATCTTTCCAGTTTATTTCACCTTTTAGATTAGTATGAAGCATTGCCTCTTGAATTTTGTCAATAAGTTCTTGTGTGAGTTTCATTCGTCAGGTTGTATTCCGTATGGTGTTAAATCATATTTTACTATAGATATACCTTCCTCTTTTATTCGAGTGGGTTGTCCTATCTTTGCTAAGATATCAGCAGGTATTTTCTTCTTTGTAATATCATAGGGTATGGGTGCATTTGACACACATACTCTAACACATTCCCATTCCTCTTCAGTAAGAGAATAGTTCACTTTTTAAACACTCCTAACTTTGCTAAGAGATAAACTGATAATACTGTCCAAAAGACAACTTCTAATCCTATGTTATTCATTCTTCTATTTCAAAATACCATTTAATAGATTTGATGTAATCAAAAGTACATCCTATATCTTTATCACAATTTATATCATATTTACGATCACATAAAAAATTTCTCAATTGTTCGATTGAATCAAATCGACCTTGATGCCTTTCCTTTTCGTCGTATAAATGATACTTCATTATTCAAAAGAAGAGTCTGGTTCCAATGCTATGTAGTAAATTAAATTATAATTCGAATTAGTAAATTTTGCAAGAAGTTTAGATGATATAACAACATCATAAGCACCAGGTATTATCTTGATATTTTCTACTTTAAAATTAAAAGTAAAGTCTCTATCAGTTTCACCAACAACAACTGCAAATTCGTTTGATGTATCATTCTTCTTATCCCTGACAACTAACTTAACAACTCCATTTTCACCAACTGCCGCTAAGTCTGGAAGTTGATAAACTGCAGCTGCCTTCAATAATTTTTCTAAAGTAACACTCTCTAACTGAAAACAAACATCCTCAGTTGGAAGAGTTATTTCTTTATCTGGTGGTGAAATAATTACCTGCGGATCAGCATAAAAATACTTTACCCTTCTCTTACCCTCACGAATAGTTAAATATGATTCCTCACTAAAATCTAAATTAGGATCTTGATGAAGACTCAATCCATTTAAAAATTGATTAAGATCATATATTGCAACATCCTTTGGAAAATCCTCAGATATATCTGCCTCTGCTAAAATATTTTTAGCAACTGATATTGTGCGAAGTTTATTTCCTTTCTTTACAAGTATTGAATTATTAATTCCTGCAAAGTTTTTTAGAACAGTTAAAGTGCTGTCTGTTAATTTCATAGATTCACGTAATTTCATCATTAAGGCATTTGGTCAAAGTTTCCAGAAGGCATTGATGGTTCACCATAATGTCCATCAAAGTGTAATAGTAGCATAGCATAGTGTATGACTTTTAACAAGTCTTTTTTATCTTTTCCATTCTTACTTCCATAACGACTTCCATATTTTAAAATATTTGCTTGACAGAAATGAGGTGCAATATCTCTTGCTGCCATTAAATCGATAGTTTGCACTTTACGAAACTCATGTTTAGTTCCTGTATAGTGTCCTTGGTATGTCGAAGAAACATACTCTTGAATATCTTTTAAAATTTCTTCTTCATGATACTTAAAATAATGTGCTGACATTTTTAATTCTTCTAATTTTTCTAATTCTTTTTTGTGAAATTCTTGTGTCCACCCATCATTATATGGTGAATTGGCATTAGTAAAATGATGTGAATACTGATCATCAATTGTGGATAGATCTATGTCATAGTCAAGACCATCATCTTCAGAAACTGATGGTGGCCAAGGTGAACCTGGTGTCCACTCAAATCCACCAGACTTTTCTATCCACTCTAAATCTTTATCAATGTTACCGACTACCATTTCTGCTCTTGCTCGATCTACAGGATCAGTGAAAGGATTTTCTGCATTCGGATCATTACGTTTATAGTCATAATAATAATCTGAATGTTCGACAGGATCGGGTTCTTTCCACAATCCTGTCTTCTCATCTACTTCTTTTTTATCCACGATTGGATACTCCTTATCAAATGTGCCATTGAGAATATCATACAATAAACTCCATGCATTCATTATATCACTCTCCTGACTGTTGGTCAACTGGTAGGTTAAAGTCAGCATCTACTTTGTCATAAAGTTCCATGAATGACTGTTTTGTTTCATCATCAAAACGATTAGTGCAAACTTGGATTGCTTTTGCCTTATCTTTAAAGATAGAGAATGCACGAATGATGTGAACAAGACGACGAGTGCTGATGATCTCTTCAATACCACCATCATAGAATGTCTTACGAATGATGTCTGCCCAATCAACAAGTTTTTTGATAAACTTATCATCAGAAACATTTACACTTGCAGCATGTAAATTTAATAACTTCTCTTCAATCTTAACTGATGGATATGATTGCTCAAAGGTTACAGGGAATCTTTCAAGAAATGCTTCGTTAAGAACATTAGTTCCTATGAATCTACCATCGTCAGAACCTTTACCTTTTGTATTCGCAGTCGCAATGACATTGAATCCTGCAGCAGGTTTTACCCATCTACCTATCTTCTTCAAGAAGATACCCTTACCTTCAAGAATAGATTGTAGGCATAGAATCTTGTTTGATGCTAAATCAATCTCATCTAGAAGGAGTATAGCTCCCCTCTCCAAAGATTCGATAACTGGCCCATTGTGCCAAACAGTGTTACCATCAACAAGACGAAACCCACCAATAAGATCGTCTTCATCTGTCTCTATCGTAATATTAACTCTAATTAACTCCCTATTTAGTTGTGCACATGCTTGCTCAACAGAGAATGTTTTACCATTACCTGATAGACCTGTAATGAATGCAGGATAGAATTGCTTAGATTGAATAATCTTTTTGATATCTTTGAAACCACCAAAAGGAACAAATGTATCATCTTTTGTTGGAACTAAGTTCTTCTCTTGAACTGGTGCAGATGGTGCATTGAATGTTTTTTCAATCTGCTCAACTGCTTCTTGTGTAACTTCAAGATTCCATTTACCTTTTGTTACTTTATATTTTTGCAACTTGCGAGTGACGGTGTTGTAATGAATGTCATTCATAGAGCAAAATGCTTTGATATCTGCAGTAGTAACTTCTGATCCATAAAGTGATACTAACTTGTCAGTAATTTGCTCTTCAGTCATTTTAACAGTGAAGGGAGTGTAAGTCATGATGTAGTTCTTTGTTTGATATACTTATTATAATCGATATCAATATCAAAACAACCATGTGTGTGCCACTTATTTAACTGGTTTATATACCCTGATCTTTTTGACTTTGAAAAAATTCAGTCATAGAAGATTGTAGTTGACCTTTATTTTCTTTTGGATCTAATTTATTATATCCCTTCATTTTTTTCCAGTCTGAGTAAAGTGCTTGAAGATGCCAAGATTGAGATAGACTCTTAGGTCCATTCTCTAGCAAATCAAGTTCCATCTTGTTAGTTATATAATTTTTATATTCTTGTCTCCAATTGGAGTCGTCATAAAGTGGTGTTGTCATTATCCGTATGTGAAAGTTTTGCCTTTGATTTGAGATTGACCCTCTGGATTTTTGCCCTGTGGTTTGAATTTTCCTAGTTTTACATTTTTTGATTTGCCAAGTCCACCTTTTCTTGTTGCTGATAGTGTACCAGTTTTTTTCGTTTGTGTCAATACGGAATCCTGCCCATACTTTTTACCAAGTGCCTTGACTGTCTTCTTAAACTTTCTTTTACCCATCTTACCTGATGAGACAACATGACTTCTCTCCTTTACTTTCTTCTCTTTACCTGTCTTATCATCTTTCTCAACATATGAACCAGTCACCTTTGTAGCACCACCTAAACCTCTACCACGAATATCTTTATCTAATTGCTTTGCCCTTGCACGATTTTCTTTCGCAGACTTATCTGCTCTGGAAGCAGACATTGTAGCTATACCACCCTTATCAGATTTACTTTTGATTCGAGAGAGACTACTCTCTTGCATGAATTCTTTATAGGTCTTCATTTCACTAGACACTTTTTTATATTTAGGCAATCATGGTTACAAACTCATTCAAGATTTTCTTGTTCATTTTCTTTGCAGTTAATGACTTAGTAAATGCTTTCTTGATTTGTGCTTTGGTTGCACCCTCTTCGACCTCAAATTCGGAATCATTTGAAAGGGCAGCAGATGATAATCCAAAGTAAACATGATATCCACACTCTTTGATTGCAAGTGCTTTTGTCTTTCTCCAAGAAAGTCTATGTTTCTCAACCTCTGGACTATTGTAATCATCACAGTTGATGCGAAGGAAACTGGAAAGATCTCTTGGTGACATAATACGAATACCAACAAAGTTTACATCAGGATAAGTATCACGAAGGTCTTGAAGTAGAATTGGTGTGAATGTAGACCATGAATCTCCTGTTCGATATGTTTTACCTGTCTTACGATTACGTAAGAAACAACTGGTATCGATTGAACGTTCTCCCATGTATGGTTCGGGATCCCATGATCTCTGAACTTCTTGATGATAATTCAATTGATATGCTTCACCATCTGTAAGAATTACACAATTAACTTTCTCAACACTATTCTCTTTACGGAACTGTGGAATAATTTTATGTAGTGCTACAATTGACTCATTGAGTGGAGTTCCTGATAATGATAGTCCGTAAGGAACAAGTTTGTTTGCAGTATAATCACTAAATGCTGTGGCAATACGGAAGAAATTGATTAGTTGTTTCTCCAAGTTTTTACCACGAACCTTACTGGTAAATATATTCATCAAACTAAAACCTGGTCTGACTTTAAACAACCCAACTCTTGGTTTATAGGATTCTTTTGCCACACCTTCTTCATTTACATTAGGGAAGTTTTCAGTGAAAGCATAAACTTCAAAAGGTATTTGAACTTTGTTGCAGAACCAGATTAGATTGTAAAGTTGTTTGATAGTATCCAACATTTCACGAGACATTGAACCAGACCAATCAAGAATGAATACTAGACCGTGATTCTTACCATCTGGAATAATAGAAACTTTCTTAAATAGGTCTTCGTTGTATTTGTAAGTGTGCAATTTACTTGTATCAAGAATACCAGTACGACTTGTAGTAGCACGAGCATAGGCACCTGCAGACTTCTTCATCTCAAATTCTTTGACAAGATAATTTACTTCTTTCTGTGCTTCTTTCTTGAACTTAAGAAACTCTCTATCTGCTTCTGCCATTGCCTTAAGTGCTTCGTCTAAACTATACACTGACCACTCTCTTTCAGAACCTGGTTCTTTACTTCTTTCAGCATAATCCTCACGCATTCCTGTGAAGTGGGCATCACATATTGCATGAATAACTTCATTGTCGATAATGATTTGATCTGTATCAACATCAGGTAATTCTAGATAGTGATTTTCTAGACCTTCCATAACTGCAAGATTCTTTAGTGCTCTCTCAAGACTCTCAGCAGTCTCGGCAATTTCAGATCCACCTGTGCCCATTTGAGAACCACCACCACTCATTCCTTCTGGTCTAACTTGATGACTCTCAACATCGGAACCATCTTCATCAGGTTCAGTCATGTTACCATCTTCATCATACCAATCGTCTTTTACATCTTCAAGTTCTGATCCTGTTCCACCACTATTTTGACCGTCACCACTATCCATCTCTAGTCCTGCTTCCTGCTCTGTCTCCTGCTCTTGCTTTCTCTTTTCGATCTCTTCCATACAATAGTTGTAGATGTCTCTGGATACTTCTAGTACATCTTTAAATGTTTCACATGCTGCAACACGATCTACAAGTGTCTGCTCAAAATCTGTGAATGAAATTCTGTAGTGTGAACCAATCTTGAAGAATAGATTGATACGATCTGCAAGACTCAACTTAGAAATATCTTTTTTCTTTACAGAAAAGAAATCTTCTTTATGTAACTCTGTATAACCCCTATAGAAAGTCTTTGAGATGCCCTCATAACGACGTTTCATTAACTTCTCAATACGTGCATCCTCTACAACATTAACAACATTTGGATTGATTTCATATTCTTTATACCACTCTTCATTCGGAGTATAGAGTGCATGTCCTACCTCATGACTTACTAACATATCAACAACATCTTCTGTTGTGTTTTCCCACATCGGTAGAGTCAATACTCGACTTACAATATTGAATGATGCAGTCTCAACTTTCTTGTGCTCAACAACAAGGTCTTCTGTTGCAAGTAACTTTGCTAATTGTGATTTGATTTCGTATTGGATGGTCATGAGATCTTTGCTTGATATACTTCATTATACAAAGAAACCCTACCGTTGGCAGGGTTGAGTAGACACTTTAATAACTGTCTACGTCTCTCTCTTGCAGAACGTAGAGCTTGTGGTTTAAGTTTTCGTTTTTTCTCCTTCTTAGAGTGATGTTGCCAGTTAGGTGTGTTCATTGTTCGTAATGTTGAGAAGAACAAATCTTAGAAAATCCTTTGACTTTATCAAATTTAATTACATTTTCAAACTTATCATTTAAGTCAGACTTATGAGATATGACAAAAATATTTGCTCCCTTTATTATATATCTAATTATTTTTAAAAATTCATCTGTACCAAAACCATCAAGAGATGAATCAAATACCTCATCCATAATTAGAAGATTTGTATTTACTGAGTTCTTGACTCTTGCAACTTCTCTCCAAGTAAATAAAAGTGCCAAATCAATTCTCATCTTCTCACCCTCACTAAAAGATGCATAAGAGAAATCTTCATGGATAGGAGATTTTACAGTCTCTCTAAACTCTTCATCTAAAGTAAAATTTATATAAAAATCCATCAATTGCAGGTATCGATTTACCTGTTGATTGATAAATGGTAGATATTTTTTTATAATTTTTGTTTTAACACCATCATCTTTGAGTAGGGAATATGCAAAGTCGTGGTGATTTATATCTTCTCGATGAACTGAAAGTTCATCAATTGTATTTTTAAGATTGTCCTTAAACTCTTTTAGTTTTTCATGTTCAGTATTTCTGTTTTTAAATTGCTCGGTAGTAATTTGAATTTCTGATTCAAGATCTCTGATTTGTCTTTGGTTAAAAGAGATGCGAGTGTTATTTTGAGAAATGTCATTATTGAGTTTAGTAATCTCCTTTGATAATTTTTGGAACTGACGTTCTCGGTCTTGCTCTTTTTTGATGGTCTCTTCAAGGTCTTTATAACCTTTCTTAAGTTCCTTAGCTTTAGTTTGAACGTCAGTAATTCTATTTAAACGAAACTCTTCCTCTATTGGTTGAGTACATGTAGGGCATGATACATTATCCTTAAAAAACTTGTGTTCTTTAGTAAGGGTTGTTACTTTATTGGATAATTTACCCTTCAAATTGTTAAGCTTTAGTAACTTTTTTCCTGCACCTGTAACCTTTTCCTGATCCTCTATAAGTCCAGTTACCTCAAGTTCTAAATTCTCATTAGTTGAAACATAGTTATCAGTTTCTGTAATTAAACTATTAATCTTATCTTTACTGATTGTA